TCTTCACGTGCTTCGCCAGCTCACGGGCAATCGCCTCAAGATCTCTTCGTTTCTCATTCTTCTTCATAAATGCTCCTTTCTCAGTTCTTGCCGAGTTAAGCATTTACACAGTTGAATTTACAGTCTCATGTGGATCTTCTGACCAGGCAGGCACTCCTCGGGCATGCCGACCCGAAGACGACAGAGATCTACACGCACCTAGCGATGCGCAAGCTGGCCAAGGCAAGCCGGCATGCATCTCCTCTTTCAAAGATCCACACTCCGATCCGGTCACTGACCAACCTGATGCGAGACAAGTGATGATGCCTTTTGCGCTTCACGCATGCGCGTTCTGCCACCACAGCCGCTTAGAACTTCTATTGTCTGAACCTACCACCTCACCACATTCGTTGTATGGCCGATGTTCTCGTCCGGGTGCGGTGGTACTCGGAACTCACCTTTCAAACGGCCTAAAACAAAACACCATGCCTATGCCTGGAGCTGCGCACTATTCAATAAAGCGCAGCTCATTGGGCTGCATGGTTAGCAATAGCAAGGGGTTGATGCGATGACAAAACAAGGAAAGCGCAGCTCAGGACACGGAATTGATGCAGAAGAGACCAGAGATGGAGGGGTGGGGGCTCGGCATATGAAAGGCAGCACCGGGGGGCAGGGGGGATGGTACCAGGATATCTGCATGAATCTCGAATCTGCGATTCGAAAAAAATCCGCGCGCGACCCAAGGATCTCTGGACTGCGCGAAATCGGCCTGTCGTGGAAGCTTGTGAAGGTTGCAGAGGCTATAGGCTATGATGCGTTTATGGTGTTTTGGGCCGAGGTGTCTGTTCTTTATCCAGGAGACCAGTCAGCCCTGTGTATTAAAATGCCACCGATAACCAGCTACCACAGAGCCCAGCGCAACCAGGTGATACGCATGCTACTGATCAATGGACACAATCCAGGCACAGTGCGCAAGGCTATGGCATCGCTCGGCGTAGACGTTAGCGAGCGCCATATCTGTCGCCAGAAGGCCATGATCAGCATCCCGGACGACTGACACAATGGGGTCTTTTTTTGTCTGTGCCTGTTTGCGCACCATGAGACCATGGGAAAGGTTTATCTGCAGGCATCAGACCTCGTTCACTTCCGCTGTTCGTGTGGATACAGCTTTGAAGCATCACCAACAGAGACCATAGATTGCCCAAGTCGTCCATGGCACCCATTCAGCTACAGGGGTGAGTGCCCACGGTGTCACGAGTTGGCGGATCAGGTCCAATGGGAGATAAACCTGATAAAAGCGCACTCACGTGCGACAGGCCCAACCAGCGAGGATGGAAAGGCCGCATCAGCCAGAAACATCGAGGGGCACCCAACGCCGGAAGAGACCAGGCTGACCAGGTTCAACGCAATCAAGCATGCGCAACGTGCAGAGGTTGCCACTTATTTCCCTGCGAAGCCTGGCAAGTATTCAGCATGTAATGGCTGTGAATTTTTAGAAGGATGTGCCGATCAGGTTGCCTGCCTTAAAAAGACTGAGCTATTCATGCGCCACCACATCGCATTTGAGACAAGAGATCCGACGCTTTTAACATCCATGCGCGCATCGCTACACGCAAAGGTGCAGGCCATCATTGATGACATCTTGTTATCGATCATTCAGGACGGTGTCCGTATCAAGGCACCGCAGTGGTACTACGACAAGGATGGTGGCTTCCATCTTGCCGAGTACACAGATGATGCTGGCGAGCGGCGCCTGATTGAGGAGATAAACTCTCATCCGCTTCTGAAGACACTTGGCGACCTTATCGGGAAAGTAGGCCTGACCCTGTCAGATGAGGGCATGACCATGCGCCAGCAGGATGGATCCCATGAAGAGAAGAAGGGCGACGCCGGAGTGTCACAGGATGAGATGCGCGAGTGGCAGGCACGGAACGAAAAGAATGCCAATGCACTCATGGATATGGTCAGTCGATCGCACGGCGTGATCGACATTACTCCGAGCAAAGACGCTGATGGCTGACCGCGTATCCTCTTCACAGCGTGTACGCCTGCAGAATGTAGCCGAGCGTGAGGTTATGCGCTACGCCGGCGATCATGCGATGTGGCACAAGTATGTGCACAACACTGAGCTTGATGCCGCCCAGGTGCTGAAGATGAACGAGATGGACCAGCACGATGGAACCATAGATTTCGCGACACGACGCGGCGGCAAAACTGCATGCAAAGAGATGTACAACCTGGAGCAGACGGCAACTAAGCCGGACCAGGAGCTTGGCATCGTGGCACCACGAGAGGCACAGAGCCTAGTGAACCTTGGCTATCACCTCGATGCCATCCGCCGCTCTGAAATGCTCACCCACTACATTGCTCACAAATCAGGGCGAAAGCAGCTGGCCGATACTTATTACCAGTTTGGGAACCGTTCGCTCGCTAGGGCTTATGGCATCATGGCTCAGGTCGACGGCGGCGACATGACGCTGGCAAGCCTGGAAGAGGTTGATGACATGCCCAAAGATCGGCTTTATGGCCGGTTCCTGCTGATGATGGGGTCGACCCGAAGGCTTGGCGCCTCCATGGAGTCTGAGAATAAGCCGCAGGTGCGCATAACTGGCGTGTTCAAGGGGGCCGACACCCTCACGGACATGCTAAATAGTGGAAAATATCATGCCATAGGCTGCTTCCATGGCGAAATGGCACGCAATGAGATCCGCAGGCTGATATCAGAAGGGCACGTTCGCGATGGCATTGTTGATCCGGATGGCTACGAGTACCCGCTCCCGATCGTGCATGTGATGAACGGCATCGAGATGGGTCTGATCAATGACGGATTCATCGCCCAGATGCGTGATCAGCTGTCTGAAGACGAGTTTATGCGGCAGCTGTTGTGTATCAATGTGGCATCCAGAAACATTGTCTGGGAGCTGTGGGTACAGTGGGCCAGGCAGCTTGGGCTTGCTGCCAAGATCTACCCGGTCCAGCCATTGCCAGGAGAACAGTACAAAAAACGCGGCCTGATATCTTTTGGCTATGACCATTCAGGGCACGGTGAGGCGCCGCAGTCGTCAAGGTATGCCCTTGTCGTTTCCGAGCAGATCGGAGCCCACACGGCGTTTATCTTCGCCAGAACCTGGGTACCAGGTACAGATGAGGCCATCGTGAAGGAAGATCTGAAAGCATACTGGCGATATTTCTCGCCAGATGTAGCGATCGGCGATGCGTATGGCATCGGCATGCTCACTACGCTGAACGATGATCTGTTCCTGGAAGGGATGACAACGATCGACCGCCGGGCAGTTGGTGATGGTCAGAGCACCGCATCGACGTGGACCGAGTGGGCTTTCAAACCCATCCGCTTTGAGGGGATGGTGAAGCACCAGATGGCTCAGGCATTTCGAAGCCTGTTTAACAACCGTCACGCTGTGCTCGCCTATACGGGCGACTCTGACAACGAGCTGGCAGATCCAGAGCTGGCAGATATCCGCCTTTTTGCCAGGCAGGCAACCAACATCAAGGCGGAAGTGACCAAGGCGAGCTATTCGAGTTACAAGATGGTGAAGCAGAATATCGGAGACGACCTTTTCGATGCCGGCATGGCATCAGTATGGGGCCTTGTGTCGCGCGGTGCTGTTCACGTTTCCACCATCGTCATGTCGAGAAAACAGAGCCGCAGCGACCTGCTGCGCACGGCATAGGAGCGCATCATGAACTGGAACCCTTTCAAGCTTATTTTTGGCCGAGGGTCAGCACCGGAGGCAATTGACCCGACTGCCGATATCGAGGGTGGTGGAAGCAGCGAGATCGGCAGTCGCGCAACAGCAGACAACGCCATCAGGCATATCTATGACCGCATGTGGGCCAGCCCTGCGACCAGGCAGATGATCGCAGACCTTCGCCGGATGGATAAGCAGGATCTGAGGGTTAAGAAAATCCACAGCCGTATGGCACGCGACACCATCAAGGGTGGCATCATGATGACCATGACCAAGCCAAACAAGGCGGTGCAGCGCGCCTGGGATGAATACAGCCGCAGGGTAGGGCTAAACAACCCGATGAAGCTGAAGTCGGACGCCCGCGGCATGGTGATGGAGGGTAACCTTCCTTATCAGTGGGTAGTATCTGACGACGCTCGTGTGATTGCCGGCATCCGCATGCCGACCGAGTCGATTGTCCCGATCGTCAGTGCATCCGGGCGATTCGAATCGCCAGACGTTGCCTATAGGCAGATCGACACGGTAACGGGCCGAACGCTGGCCGAGTTCGCTCTATTTCAGATGACACTGGGCCGGCTTGATCCAGACAACTTTGACGACCTTGGCTGTATGGGACGGCCGTATATGGATGCGTCACGGACGGTTTGGGAACAGCTGTGCATGACGGAGGAAGATCTCGTCGTGCGCCGGCGAACGAGGGCACCGCTTCGCATGGCTCACGTGCTCGAGGGGGCTCAAAATGAGGAAATGGAAGCCTACAGGGAGAGTATCGAGAACGACCAAAACGAGATCACGACCGACTTTTACATGAACAGAAAAGGGACCGTGACCGCTGTGCAGGGTGATGCGAATCTGGACCAGATTGCCGACGTTTCTCACCTGCTCGATACATTCTTTGCCGGCTCACCTGCTCCGAAGGGTCTTTTCGGATATGTCAGCGACCTTTCGCGCGACGTGCTCGAGGATATCAAGCGCGACTACTACGAAGAGATCGACGGATCCCAGGACGTACTGGCATGGGTCTATCATCAGGGCTTTGTCCTGGACCTGCTGCTGCGCGGCATAAATCCGCTCGACCACTCATTCGAAGTGAAATTCGCCGAGCGGCGTACCGAGACGTCGAATCAGTCCGCTGATCTCGGCCTGAAGTGGAAGGCGCTCGGCATGCCTATCGAGCGTATTTGGCGCCGGCTGGGGGAGGATCCCAAGCAGATCCGCGAGATGCTCGCAGAGGAGCGCAAGCGCAACGATCCATATCCAGAGCCAGGGAACATCCGCCCGACGTCAGCAGGAGTAACCCAGGACGTCAGAATCACACCTGGCAACCATCCGAAAGGTGAGTCGGCGACGAGCATCAGCAACCAATGACACGACAGCAGATCAAGGCATCGATCAAGCGAGCATCCAAAACAGCACGCAGCCGCATGCGCGTGCTCGACTCCGATACGCTCAAGTCGCTGCAGGATGCATATCGGCAGGCATCGAGAGAGATCTCGGCCGACATCGAGGCCGCAGCCGCCAGTGATGGAACCGTGCGCATCGATGTGCTGCAGCAGCTTCTGCGCCAGGTGAATGCACGGCTCGATGCGCTTTCGAATGTGCGTGGCGACAGACTTGAGTCAGGCATCGCATCAGCGGCATCGATTGGTACCGAACCTTTCGCAGCAGCCATATCGCATGGCGACCTGGTAAGGATAGGGACAGAAGCTGCACAATACGTGCAGCACCTTGTCGCAGCCGATGGACTGCAGCTTTCCGATCGGGTGTGGCGTATCGATCGACATGCGCGCGATGTCGTGAGCAATACCATCCAGCAGGCAGTCATCCAGGGGAAGTCGGCATCCGATGCTGCGGAGCAGTTCTTGCAGCGTGGCGATCGTATTCCACCCGAACTCGCAGCAAAGATCGGCAAGGCGGATGCATTACGCATCTCCAAGGATGCCGGCATGGCATTGATGAGTGGCGAGGGGAACCCGCTGGAGAATGCAAAGCGCCTGTTTCGCACCGAAATTAACCGGGCCCATGGCGAGGCGTACCAGTCGGCAGCATTCGAGCATCCGGATGTGATTGGCACCAGGTTCCTGCTTTCTCCGAACCACCCGCGCACCGACATATGCGATATGCATGCCAAGGTGAACCGCTACGGTCTCGGCCCGGGCATCTACCCGAAAGACAAAAGCCCGTGGCCAGCCCATCCGAATACCCTGAGCTTTACCGAAGCTGTTTTTTCGGATGAGGTGAGTGAGGAAGACAAGAAAGGAAAGCAGGATCGCATCAGCTGGCTGAAGGATCAGCCGGCTGCCGTCCAGGAGGCTGTGCTTGGGTCAAGGATGAAGCGCGGAGCACTCGAGCAGGATCTGCTGCATGAAAGCCAGATCGCAACGCCATGGAAGGTTTTGAAAGAGCGCTACCAGGGGAAAGGTATCGACGTAGCCAGGCTGAAGCCCAAGCCGGTCGAGCCTCTTCCGGAGCTGTTGCAGGGTATCGGTGGAAAGTACATCGATCAGGGCAAGCCGGTTTCCGATGCCATGGTCGCCAGATATCACAAGGATGTGGCAGAGCATGTGCTTACTCGCATCGATAGCCTGCATTCGGACGGACGGCTGCCTGTCATCCCGATCACCAATGCACCGGCACGCGCACGGTATTTCGGTGCATTCCATCACAGGCCAGGCGGCGGCGGTGTGAAGATCAGTATTCGCGCCGGCGGATCGCACAAAGAGCTGACGCTTGCACATGAGATTGGCCACTTCCTGGATCTCGATGGTACGCCTGGCGTCGGATTCGCATCGCATGGCAGCGATACCTTCAAGCCATGGATCGATGCAGTCGAGAAGTCGGACGC